CTTCCGGCATGGCTGCGTGGTGCGTTGTCAGCTGCTGGCAGCGTGGTTGGTGGCGTCGCTAGCGCTGTCGGCAAAGCATTGAACAGCGTTGCCAAGGAAGTTCAGCAGGGCATTGCTGGAGCAGGCAAGGCGGGCGCTGGTGTGAAGGGGCCAGGGCAGATTGCCTATGCGGCACCTGCTGCCCCAACTGGTGGTGGTGGTGGTGGTGGTAGCAAAGGTAGCAAAGGCGGTGGCGGGGCCAAGGAACGCGAGAGTCAGATCCCACAGCTGCAAGGCGAGCTGGCGCTGAAGGAACGCTTGCTGGCTTTGGAGACGCAGATCCAAGCTGCCCAGCTTGCTGGCGACAAGCTGAAAGAGCAGGCGCTTCAACAAGAAATTATCAGGGAGCAAACAGCAGGGAGGATCGCCAAAATCAATCTTGAGTCAATACCAGAAGAAGAGAAGAAGCTGAAAAGGCGGATCGCAGAAGTGGAGCAAGCCGAAAAGCTGGCCGACCTGGATTTCAAAGCAGCGAAGCAAGAAGCGGATCGCAAAAAGCGATTAGATGAAATTTTGACTGGCTTTAGCCGCGAAGTCGAACTGGCCGGGCTGAAGACCGAAGAGGCCAAGAAGCTTCAACAAATCGAGTACGACATCATCGATCTGCGTAAGCAAGGCTTGCTGGTTGGGGAGGAAGAGATCGCGCAGTACAGAGCCCGTGCGCAAGCGGCAGCACAAGCAGGTGGTGGGGGCAGCAAGATTCAGCAATATGTAGACAAGCTCAGGCAAGAGCTAGGCGATACCGAGGGCATGATCGTCAGCCTTGCTCAGACGATCGAGGGCGAGATCGGCAGCGCAATGAGCAATGCCATCACTGGAATCATTGACGGCACGATGACTGCCGAGCAAGCCTTTAGCCAGATGTTCAAGAACATCGGCAAGGCGTTCATCGACATGGCGACTCAGATGATCGCCAAGGCGCTGGTGATGAAGGCGCTTGGCATCCTGACTGGTGGGCTTGGCGGTGGGCTTGGCGGTAGTGGCGGCGGCATTTCCGACATTGGCAACTGGCAGCAATACGCTTTTGCTGACGGCGGCTTTGTCGACAGCCCAACCCCAGCACTCGTCGGCGAGGGCGGTGCCAATGAATACGTCATCCCCGAGAACAAGATGGGCAGCGCCATGCAGCGCTGGAACTCAGGCGCTCGCGGTTCTGCCGTGATCGACGGTGCTGATACCACTGGCAGCGGCGGCGGTGCTGCAGTGGCTGAGCCCCCACCTCAGATCAACATCTCTGGCGGTGTCATGCAATTCGAGGGCAGCAACTACATCCGCCAGGAAGAACTGCCGAGCATCATCAGCCAAGCTGGCAAGCTGGGCGAAGCTCGCGCCCTGCGTAAGCTGCAAATGTCTGGTTCAACCCGTCGCCGCGTCGGGATCTGATGCAATACGCACTCGGGCACTTCCTAGAGGTCATCAGCACTGAGGGCCAGTCGCTGCGCTTTCAGAACTTCTTTATCGACCAGACGGTTGATGGGCGCGTGTTCATGCCGTTCGGCTTTAGCGGCACCACTACCAACCGCCAAGGCGACAACCTCGACGCCACGCTGACCTTCCCCAATAACGACCTCAGCCGTAGCTGGGCAGCGGAAGCCCTTGAAGACGGCTGGACCGCCATCATTCAGGTGTGGATGATGCTGGACCCAGCCAACCCGAACAGCCGCAACCTGCTCTACGAGTATTACGGGCAGGTCACAAGTGGCGGCTGGGATGAGGTTGCGCTGAACCTGCGTCTTAACACTGTGCTCGATGCCGTGCAAGGCAACGTGCCGAATCGCGTACTGCATCGTTTCCTGGTTGGCAAATTGCCCACGAGCAGTGCAGCTGGCCTGTAGTCGCTACATCGGTATGCGTTACCGCCTCGGCGGTGATGGCAGCGATGGCACGATCGACTGCATCAATCTGGTGTATCGGGTGCTGGAGGAGATGAACATCCCTACCCCACCACTCCAGGCCGACTGGTACGCCTTTCCCAAGTTCGAGATCGGGCGAGCGATGTTGACGTGGGGGAGGCGGGTGGAACGTCCTGTCTACGATGGTGATGTAGCGCTGCTAGACAGCGAAACTGTTGCGTTTGGAGTGGCATGGGATCAGGGGATGCTCTGCGTAACGGAAGCCAGCGGCAAGGTGGGCTGGTTCCCTATCGGAGCTTTGCCGATCAGGTTTACGCTGCGCCACTCCTCCCGTTTGAGCGTGACCTGATCAGCCTGATTGGCTGCACAGAGGAAGAGTACAAACAGTTCAAACGTGAAACCGCAGCCAAGGGCCGTGAGCGTCCCGCTGAGTATGCCCATATTCCTGATGTTGAGTGCATCCCTATCCCAGTCCTAATTAGCCTGGCGATCGGCATTGCCTTTTCTGCTGTTGGTGCGTTGCTGGCACCCAAGCCTCCGCAGGTAGCGCAGCAGCAACAACGAGAACAGCAATCAGTACAGCTAGCCAGTCAGGGCGGGCGCAAACGATTCAATGCAACGTCGGGCTTTACCGGCGCTGCTCCCTTGGCGGAGTACGGCGCAACAGTCCCGATTATTTTCACGCGCTGGCAGTATCGGCCAGAGTTCAATGAGTACAGCGGTGGCGTCTTCGTAACGCCCCAGCTGGTTTGGTCCCGCATGTTCAGTTACGGCGGGTCACAGGGCTACAAAGCGCAATACGTCGTGGGGGAGCATGGCCCTGGAGCGCCTGAGCAAGCTGGCATCTTTATCGGCGAGAACTCCCTGGCCGGTTTAGGTGATCAGTTCTTTGCTGTCTACTGGAGCAGCCAGGACGGTAGCAACCGCCTGACCAGTGACAAGCTGATTGCTGGCAGCCGTGGCACTAGCTCATCGGGAGACCCTGAGAATCAGTACGACTCCTTCACTTGCCCGACGCTGCTCGGCAAAGAGGATACAGGGTTCTGCGCGTCATTTACGCCAAGCAACAACAGGCAGCTAGGTGCATACGCACCGATCTTGAACGGTACGCAGTTGAAGCATAACTGGCGTGTTATTTCAATGATCGGCAGTCCGGAGCAGCAAACCCGCGCTAAAGCCGAACGTCGCAAGATCGCTGGTTCGGATGCGAACCAGTTTGACCAAGGGATGCGCGGCACAGGTCGTGGCTACACACCTTGCATGGGTCTTGTAGCTCACAACGGGCGCTACGTCGATCTGCCTGAGGTTGTAACGGTCAACGTCGGCGACACCATCACCTTCGAAATCACCGACAAGAAGTTCGACGATGACGAGTTTACCGGCGAGTCTGGCGTTTCTAACGATGACATGGATCAGCGCACCGTTGCGTTGCGAGAGGAGGCTGATGATGTCCTTCAGCTAGGCGAGACCTTTATGGTCGGGCGTTTGCTGTTTATGGTGATCGATCGCCCTTCCGATGCGTGGAGCCGCGATCGTGGCAACTTTACTTACACCCTGAAATGTGTCGAGCATTTGCTCGGCAGCAACCAAATCCGCCTATGCGGGAGGCTCGCTACCAGACGTTCCACGTCTTACAACGGCGTGTCATATGACCCGTGGTGGGTCGGTCCAGCCAACTTCCCGCTACTGCGAGTTTCTGTTCCTGTCATCCGTAACACGCGGCCTGTTGAAACGACAGAGTTTGGTATCCGCAGCAATGTCTGGCAGCAGCTAAACGGCATCTGTAATTTCAACTCAACGCCAACACCAGCGCGGCAGCTGGACTTTGACAAAAAAGAAGTCCAGGTCTCGTCCGGTACAACCAACCGCTACATCAGGCGAGCATCCGTTTTCACGATTCTGGTGCGTCCAGCAGGTGTCGACGAAAACGGCCGCCAGTACGACTGGGACGTTATCGGCGAGCAGTTCGTTGTCGTCGGCCAAACGCCGACTGATGTGTATAACTACATCCGAATCAAGGCTGAATACCCCCGCGAGATGGAGTTTAAGTTCGTGCCGAAGTGCGGCGCGGATGTGCGGGCATGGACACCCGAAACCGAGAACTATTGGATGCTTAACGGCTCACTGCCTGAGCTAGGCGCGGATCGCTATAACCGTTACGGCAAGTTCCGCTTGACGATACGCGGAAGGGAGATCGCCGCTATTGAGCTGGCACGGAATGAGGAGTTCAGAACCAAGGGCAAACCCGCTGGAGGCGGCTATACCGAAACGCAGGTCAACGGTGTAGACCGTCAAACATTCCTGCCAACTTTTCTTTCTAGTGGGCGTGCGGGCAATTACTATACTCGCATTTTTGGCGATGCGTATCCCGCTAGGGGGCAAACTCACTCGCAAAACGTAACCGTGACCACTGATAATGGTCGCACCATTACTTTGCGTATTACTGCGCAAAGCACTTACGAACCGAGCTTTGCTTACAACGACAGAGGGTGGGTGTGGTATCCATACGGCGAAGCCGTTGTGGGATCTACTGGAAACTGGTCGCGCGATGAGACATTTGACCATAACCCAGACAACCAGAATTATTGGGGGTGCCGCTACATCGTTACCAGCGTCGGTCAGGTCTGGGTGCCTGGCGATCCAGCTGAAGAGGAGCGTTGGTTTGAGGAGCGCAGTCAGTACGCGGACGTTAGCCACTTCGAAGAAGTAAGCCGCAGCAACGGAAGTCAGCCCGAGCACGAGATTGTCTACGTCAACGAGTCAACCGTTGAGGAGGCTGGAGCGGCAACCTTCAACCGCTTAGCAATGGCGGGTTTAGCACTACGAGCATCAAAGCAATACAGCAGCATTGATCAGCTAGGCCTGTGGCTATCAAATGGCGTGCAAGTCACACGCTTCGGCTGGAGCAAGACAATCGGCCCAGCCAATAAGTTCAGCGATCTTGTCTATTACCTGCTGACCAATCCCGTTGCAGGCGTCGGCAAAACCGTCAACCCAAACATGATCGACGAGTCTGGTTTCTACCGAACCAGCAAGTTCCTGATCCTCAATCGCATCTACTTTGATGGTGCGATGGAAAGCGTCGTTAACATCCGCCAATACTTTGGCGAGGTTGGCCCGCTGCACCTGACCAACTTCATCGTGCGCAATGGGCGGTTTACGGTTGAACCTGCATTGCCTACCGATAACGAAGGCGTCGTTATCCGTGGCCCGCTGCCTGTAGCCGCAATCTTTACTGCGGGCAACATCATCGAAGACTCGTTCTCGGTGGAGTTCCTAGAACAGGCCGATCGCCTGCCAATTCGTGCGCAGATGACTTACCGCACCGCTAGCAGAAAGAACGAGCTGTTTGTGAGCAAGTCCTTCCAAGTGCGCTGGGAGGATGAGCCCGGCGGTTCAACCGTGCGGCAGGAGGTCTTTGACATGTCGGCGTTCTGCACAACACGCCACCACGCCTTTATGGCAGCGCGGTACATGATGTCGATCAAACGCCGCATTGACCACATCGTCAAGTTTAAAACCACCCCAGAAGCGCTGAACGTCGCGCCTGGTTACTTCATCCGCATTGATACGCAGGCCAGCCCATACAGCATCTATAACAACGCTGTGGTGACAGCGGATGGAACGGTGCGTGCGCTCCAGCCGATTGAAGACGGCACCTACGACGTGAGCCTGTACCGCCAAGGCAGCGATCGTGTGGAGGAGGCCAGCATCACAATCGAGGATGGTCGTGTTGCTGACCCGACGCTATTCAGCGCCCTGTTCGCCGTCCGTTACACCACCAACAACCGTGGCTACTACCAGATCGAGGAAGTCGGGCTTGACGAGGATGGCCTGGTTGAGATCACGGCCAGCTCGCACCCCACCGATTCGAGTGGGGCTAGCCTGATTGTGCAGGATGTCTTTGACGAGTCCCGCTTCATCATTGCTGAGTAATGGCCTTCCCCAGCCTGGTCCCTAGCGCTCGGCAGTTCTCCCCAGGGAGCTGGCCCGTTCGGACGTTCAAGGCGCAGGACGGCGCTGAGGTGCGACTGCTGTACGGCAACCGTCGCACCAACATGAAGCTCACTCTGTCTTACAACAACATCACCGACACCCAGGCCGAATCATTCCTCAACCACTTCTACGAAGTGCGGGGCACTTACGACACGTTCACGCTGCCTGACGCAACAGGTAACGGGTGGGCGGGAACCCCTGGAGCCTTGACGGCTGCGATTTCTGGCAACCGCTGGCGGTACGAGGAAGAGCCGCAGATCAGTGCAGTTCGCCCCGGAGTGAGCAGCCTTAATCTGACTCTGATAGGGGTGTTCTGATGCCGTTTTACTCGGGTTCCAACGGCCAACTGCTAATCGACGGGGAACTGGCCGCGCGTGTGCGTGACTGGTCCTACAGCGTTTCGCAGAGCACCCTAGAAGCCACCAGCTTGGCCGATACCGACCGCGTGGTGACTGAGGGCATCCGCAGCCATACAGGCAGCTGCACGCTTTGGTACTACGCCGACACGGACGGCAATACTGCCAGCACGGTGCTGAACAAGCTGATCAAAGCTCGCACTGTCGGCTCTAACCCTGGAGCGGCAGCGGAATCATCTCGCCTGAACCTGCGGCTCAAGGTGGCAGACCAGAG